CTTTTATATCAACATATCCAGCCCGGCAACAACCAAACCACCGATAATGTCTGCCGAACAACTGATGTACTAGACGGTCTGATAGTCGATCGCTTGCCTCTTTGGGGTCAAGCGTCGCATATCTCCCGGATATACTAGACTCAAGCGCAATGCTTGAGTTAACAGTTTGATCGTCAAACAGGACATGGCCTCTTGGCCATGCCCACTTATATCGGCGGTCTCTCCGACGAGCAATCGCGCCCTCGAGCTTTCGGCGTAATCCCTGTTGGATCCATATGGACTCAGCAGGATGTACGCAGATTAATCGAGGACCGCGAGAGTCCTTCGGGACTGCAACCATACGTGCGATAATACGGTCTTCGATTGATGGCTCCAAGCCATATAGGAACAAATTGTTCCCGACATCGAAGTAGCTATGATAAGGGTATAGGCTCTCAATGGTAGTGAACCATTTAGACCAATATCCTTTCATAACAGTCTTATCGTACACGGCCCCAGGCCCATGAGACGGAACTATTTCGTCCCAACGGGTATAACTGAGGACGCTGGTGCAATGTGCACGGCAACGTCTAATGAGGTCGGTGGGGTGGTCGCGCAAGCGACCATCCCAAAGGCCAACATCAGTGTTGCAAGCACGCCAGTCAGCGAGAGCTTTAGCTTCGGTTTCATCGGTATGTTTGTGTTCGGCTTTGTAGCAGAACAGGAGGAGTTGCCTCAGAAGACGCAGGTCGTTCGGTATATTATACCTAATAAACCTGTCCCTCAGAGGTACTAGCCATTTAGGCCATGGTAAGTCAAAAGACGAACCATGTTCTATGTAGGATAGTAACTCCTTCTCTAGCTTAGGTGCATCATTGACGCACCATTGCAGGCCGTCATACGCAGATCCCCTAATAGAGGGAATATACGACAAGGGACCAACATCTGCTAGCAGGCGAATATATGTGAGCTCTATAGCTTGCATTGTTCCTTTGTTATCAAGTCCCCTGGTTCAATTCACAATTGACAGCCTCAGAATAATTAATTCTGAAGCTATCAAACCAGATTAAGCCTTACACGCAAATGAAATCAGCTTTCGCTGTTAAGCATTTGTGTGAGAAGGTTCGGCGAAGTACTAGCA